AATTAAGTCTTTCGCACTAGGTGGTGTGATTGAGGTATATGAGCCGTTTTACTATCTTCCAGAGGTAGGAGACGCTTACACAATCACAGCAGGCTGTCGCAAGCGCCTTGCAGACTGCCGCGACAAGTGGAACAACGTGGTGAATTTTGGTGGTTTCTCTTTCATCCCAACTAGTAGTCAATATGCACAGGTAGGTACAAAATGACACCAGATGAAATAGTTCAATATGCTAGAGAGTGTTTAGGTACAAAATTTCATCATCAAGGTAGGGTTAAAGGAGTAGGGCTTGACTGTGCTGGTGTAGTATGTCATGTCGCAGAACGAGGAAATACCCCGTACTATTCACCAATAGACTACCCTAGGTATCCTTATCAGGGGATGATGGAAAAAATAATGTCAGAACAGTCAAATGTAGTTAAAGTAGATGGAGAACCTCAAAAAGGTGACATTATTTTAATGAGATTTGGTAAAGAACCTCAGCATCTTGGTATATATACAGGTAATGGTCTTATACATGCGTATGAAACAGTAGGTAAATGTGTAGAACACGGTCTAGATGAACAATGGCAAAATAAAATAGTAAGTATTTATAGATTCGTAGGGGTATAATATGAGTAGTGTAGGCCAGGCAGTAGGTGCGATTGTTGGTGGAGCTATAGGCTTATTTATGGGGCCTGTAGGATGGGCCGCAGCACTACAAGGAGCACAATGGGGTATGGCAATAGGTGGATTATTAGACCCACCAAAAGGACCTAGCGTTCAAGGGCCCAGGCTTACTGACTTATCTTCACAAAGTGGTTCATATGGTGTAGGTATTCCACGCATATATGGTAGTATGGCAACTCATGGCAATATTTTCTGGTTAGAGGGTAATAAACTTAAAGAAGTAGTTACCAAAAAGAAGAGTAAAAGTGGTGGAAAAGGTGGTGGGGGTAGTACTACTACTACTACTACCTATACTTACTTTGCAACATTTGCAGTTGGATTATGTGATGGCCCTATATCCGGTATTCGTAGAATATGGATTGGCAGTAAACTATTTTATGATGCCGGATCATCTGATCTTTCAGCAGTAATAGCAAGTAACCAAAAGGCCACAGGATTTACGTTATATTTAGGAACGGATACACAAACTGCAAATAGCCGGATTCAAGCTGAGAAGGGTGTAGATACACCTGCTTATCGAGGTTTAGCATATATAGTATTTTATGACTTTGCGCTTGCTGGTTACGGTAATAGCATGATGGGTGTACAAGTAAAAGTCGAAGTTATAAGCGGAGATATTGCCCCACTATCTGCATATTTACCCAATGTTACATGGACTTCTGATAACCCAGCTGACTCTAGTTTTACGTGCAAGCCAGTATATGTAGATGCAGAAAAATGTACCTATAGAACCCCAAACTGGGGTTCTAGTTACCCGGCGTTATCTTCCATGCGAATATATACGCTTTTGCATGGATCTAGTACTCCAATCATTAATGAAATTGCGTGCCCGGGCACAGGCGTTCCGCCAAATTTTTATAGTGATGTTGCTGGAGATTTTTTATATAGTAGTTCACAGATTTTTTCTAGCGGACAATTTAACTCTTTGGGTCATATTATTAGATGTAATGATGTTTATGCAGGAATTTCCAGTTCCCCAGTAAATGCAACATTATTTGTTAATGAAGGCTCCTCACCAGGTAGTCAAAGGAGTTTACAAATACCAGTCGGATATACTCAAGTTGCTACTGATGGCGAATTTGTATATGTCGTAGGAGGTATAGGGTTCCCAATAAGAAAGTATGATTTAGATCTTAATTTAATAGTAGAAGGATCCTGGTATACCGTAAATACTAGCCCAATATATAGTGGCCGATTAAGGTATCAAAATGGAGTATTATATCATTTCCCAGATACTAGCGGTAACTGGGTATTATATAGCATAGATACTAGTACACTTAATGGTACTCTAGTTTGGAGTGTAAACGGATTAGTTTCAAATTCTACATACTTAGCTTACGCAGTAATTGGTGATATGATCATAACCACGTGGGCCACACTTTGGGCCAGCAATCCACCAAATACATTATATAGGTATTGGCTAAATACTAAATCAGTTAATTTAACTTCAAATTCTTTAGCCAATGTAATTAGTAGTGAATGCCTAAAATCAAAAACTTTAACAGCTTTAGACATTGATGTAACAAGTATATCTAATTCGATCACAGGTTTTCGAGTAACAAATGTAGGAGCGCTACGTAACTCTATTGAACCACTACAAGGAGCATATCCCTTTGATGTATATCAAAAAGGTTATCAAATTAAATTTAAACCTCGCGGAGGTTCCTCAGTAGTTACAGTAGATGAAAGCTTATTGGGTGCTTCAAATGGCACATCTGATGGAGTAATAAAACTAACAGAAAATCGTGAAATGTCTATTCAGTTACCAAAGAGTGTATCGCTAAAGTTCTTTGATACTGAACGTGAGTATGATCAAGGTGAACAAATGGTAGAAAGAGTTAATTCATTGTCAGTTAATAAAATGACAATAGACTTACCAATTTCTATGACACCAACTGAAGCGATACAGAAAGCCGAGGTACTATTATACTTATATTGGATGGAACGTAGCGATTTCTCTTTTATACTCCCACCACAATATATAGGGTTAGAACCTTCAGATGTAATTACAATTTTAGCTTCATATGGTGACACAGAGTTTCGCTTAACTGACATTAATTATTTAAGTGATGGAAGATTAGAATGTAAAGCTAAATTAAATAAATCCTCTACTTATACGTCTATTGCAGAGGGGGAGTCTGGTCAAGCAACTGGTAATCCAATGGAGATTACCGGACAAATGAATACTATATTAATGGATTTGCCATGTATTACTAGTGATTTTGATATTCCTGCATACTGTGTTGCGGCTAATGGATACTCTATGGGTTGGGCTGGTGGAGTTTTATATAAGAGTAAAGATAATGGACAAACCTGGGAGTCTGTACAAGGTTTTTCAGTACCTAATACTATTGGTACTTCTGGAAGCGTTCCAGCAACCTGGTCTAGTACGTCTATAGATTATATATCTAGTATAATTTACTATCCTCAAGGTGGTGATGCTTTGGAGAGCGTTACACTTGAGCAAATGCTTAATAACGTAAACGTATTTGCATATGGTGTTAATGGTCGTTGGGAAATTATTGCTGCAGCTACTTGCACACTACAAAGTGATGGCTCATATATTCTTAGTAACCTACTAAGAGGACGCGCTGGCACTGAACATAATACTGGCACCCATATTCTAGGGGATTATCTTATTTTACTTGATAGTTATCCACCAATTATATCAACTGAGTCATCGACTATAAACTCAACTGGAATTATTTATCGTAGTGCAACTGTAGGTATGCCACTAGATGAATCTGTAGATATAGCATTCACGTATACTGGCATGAATTTAGAATGTTTATCACCAGTATACCTTAATGGTAATCGTCATCCTACTATAAATGATTGGACATTAACTTGGATCCGTAGAACCAGAATAAGTGGAGAATGGAGAGATTATGTTGATGTACCATTAGGTGAAACCTCAGAAGCCTATGATGTTGAGATATATACAACGTCTGGATATACGACACTAAAACGAACTATCTCAGTATCTTCAACTACAGCCACATACACTAGTGCGCAGCAAGTTACTGATTTTGGGGCTAACCAGACGACTTTATACCTAAAGGTATACCAGAAGTCTTCTATTGTAGGTCAAGGAATACCTCTCATTAGGAGTATTACGCGATGAGTTCATATCAACTAGCCGGTGCACTTATTGGGTTTGCCACAGGTGACTTTTCATTTGCAGGTTTGATGAAAGGTTTTCAATACGGGTCGATTGCTGGAGCTATCTTAGATCCAGCGACTACTGGAACTGATTCAATTGGACCCAGACTTACGGATTTATCAGCGCAAACGTCCACATATGGAGCGTCAATTCCTAGCTTATATGGATCAATGGCGACAATCGGCAATATGATATGGTTAGAAGGTAATAAGATTAAAGAAGTTGTTACAGTTAAAAAGGTAAAAGCAGGAGGTAAAGGAGGTAAAAGTAAAAAAGTAAAGATCACAACATATTCATATTTTGCTACCTTTGCAATAGGTCTTTGTAGTGGCCCTATAGGTGGAGTTAGAAGAATATGGGTTGGAGGTCAATTAATTTATGATGCTAATACAACTAATATTGCTGAGATTGTAACTAGTAATAGAAATCTTCCTAATATAACAATTTATACAGGCACAAATACACAAGTTGCTAATAGCAGAATTCAGGCGGATAAAGGTATTGCAAATACACCAGCATATCGAGGATTATCTTATATAGTTTTTTCTGATTATGCATTGGCAAAACATGGAAATAGTCTTTCAGCAGCAGAAGTAAAAGTTGAGATTGTTGGGACACAAGCCACAGTATTTAAGTATGATATGGTTAGTAATATACTTGTTCCTAAAAATACTTTATCCAGTTATTATACAGAAGCCTTGGGTTCTATGAATGATATATGTCATATAGCTCAAACGTCTACTTATATGCATAGAACAGGAAATTATTTTACACTTAAACTTTATAAAGGCCCCCTATTAAATGGTAGAGTAGCACCTACATTTGAAAAAGATGTTACTTTTTTACAGCCATATTATCCAGATTTAAGTAACGGATGGAGTTTACAAGTTTGTAGTGGTAATTATGAT